TTTACGTGCATTGATGTCAGCGACGCCAGCCTCGTGCAACCATTGTGCGATTAAAGCTCGTGATGGTGGTTGGTCGTAGCCGAGTTCGTCGAGGAAGAAGTAGAAGATTGACCATGGGCCACAGTCTTGGCCGCGGGCTTGTAACGTACCGCGAGCATGCAGGACCTGTTGTCGAATCTTGTCATCGTAAACCCGTCGCGGGTTCAGCGGTGCCGTGCTGTCCGGCACGATGCCAGCCCGCCCGCGTTCGGCGATACGTGCTTTGATGTTGTAGTACGTCTGCTTCGATACGCCGATGTTCTTGCAGAACTGCTGGACCGTGATGCCCTCACGGATGGGGTCGAAATCCGCTATCTTCTTGCGGAGAGTAATCGGCATTGCCATCCCCACATTGTCAAGAAACCAGAGTCCAAAAAGTCATTAGACATCTTGTCCATAAACTTCCTAGACTCCGCGTCAAAAAACTAACTGGACTCCGAGTCCAAAAAGTCAATGGACTCCGAGTCCAAGAAGTCATTAAACATCACAGCACATCTCTAGAGGGCATTCACGATCACGCAAACCCCGGATTCATGAATGAATCCGGGGTTTGCTAGTGCGCTAGAAACCGCTCGCTACGAAAGAAAACTACTTCTCCTCGGTAGCATCTTCAGCGCCCTCTTCTTCGATCTCACCGAAGTACTGCTCAACGTCAACCTTGTTGCCGTCCTCGTCCTTCACGTCAACGCGGCAGATAGCGGCTGCAAGAGCCTTGCCACGGCGGACGTCGGAGAAGAGGTTAGCAATCTGGCCGTTGGACTGCAGCTGCTGGATGAACTGGTTCGGGTCCATGCCGTAGGACTGAGCGGTGAACAGGATGTGGTCGGTCAGCTCCTGCTGGGAGACCTCAGGCTGCTCCTCGTCTGCAACAGCATCCAGGAAGAGCTGGGTGCGGACGGACTCTTCAGCGGACTCGCGAGCTTCCTTATCGAAGTCCTCACGGGTCGTGCCCTGTGCCTCGAGCAGCTGGGCGAGAGCCTTCTCGTCGTGTGCCAGCTGGCCCAGGATCTGGTGCAGCTGTGCGTGAACCTGCTCGTCAACCACAGCGGTCGGAAGCTCGAACTCGGTGCCCTCGAGGGCAGCCTTCAAAACCTCGTCGCGGATGTTGGCAGCCTGCTCAGCCTTCTTGGACTCCTCAACGCGGGTCTTGGTGGACTCGCGGAGTTCCTCCATGGTGTCGAACTCGGAAGCCATCTGTGCGAACTCATCATCCAGATCCGGAAGCTTGCGCTCCTTGGTCTGCTGAACGTGAACCTTGATGGTTGCTTCCTCGCCAGCGTGCTCGCCGGACTGGATGGTGGAGGTGAACTCGGTGTCCTCGTCGGTCTTCATGCCGCGCAGTGCGGTGTCGAGGCCCTTGATGAGGTCGTCGTCACCAATCTGGTAGGACATGCCCTCGTAGGAAGCCTCGTCCAGCTTGGTGCCGTCGATTTCAGCGACGATGTCGATAACGGCGAAGTCGCCAGTCTTCATCTTGCGCTTGGTGTCCTTGAGCTCACCGAAGCGGGAAGCCAGGTCCTCAAGAGCCTTGTCGACGTCCTCGTCCTTAGCCTCGATAGCTGGAACGGTAACGGAGAGCTTGGAGAAGTCCGGAACCGCGATCTCTGGGCGAACATCAACCTCAGCGGTGAACTCGACGAAGTCGTTGTCCTCAATCTTGGAGATGTCAACATCTGGCTGACCAATAACGTTGAGCTCGTTCTCCTGAACTGCCTGCTCATAGCGGGTTGGCAGCATGTCGTTGACAACCTGCTCGAGAATCGGGCCGCGGCCGAAGCGGGCGTCGATAAGCTGGCGCGGAGCCTTGCCCTTGCGGAAACCCGGGATAGATACCTGCTGCGCGATCGCCGCGTAGGCCTGGTCGATTTCCTTGTCCAGCTCAGCGAACGGAACGTTGACGGTGAGCTTGACGCGGGTATCGCTCAGCTTGTCTACGGTGGTCTTCACGAGAAACTCTCCTGGCATTAATTGGTTCAGAATGTAAATAAGGGGTCTGAAAATACTTTTAAGGGTATTTTCAGACCCCCATACGTCGGGGCGACAGGATTTGAACCTGCGACCCCCTGCTCCCAAAGCAGGTGCGCTACCAAACTGCGCCACGCCCCGTATGTAGGCCTCCACGGTCTCCAAACATTTCATGCTTTTCGCCGTGGCTGCGTTGCTTACTCGGGTTAGTGTACCGGCATATCGCTAATTGACCTAACACCGACCCCCACTTAAGCGAGTTTTCCCAGTTTATTGGGCCTTAATTTGTGCCGCGAATACGTCCGCAACTTGCTTGCCTTAAGCCGTTTCTTGCGAGCCTGGAGAGGCGTAAATGAGGTGTGCAATTCCCGGCGATTGATTGCAGACAATGTCGCCGTAGCGGCAATACTCGACGCGGCGCAAAGTGGCCCCTTTGGTTTGGTCCCATTCGTTTGGTCCCTTTGTGGGGTAAAGGGACCATAAAGCCCTGCCATGCAACGGCAGGTACTCGTAAAAGTACCTTTGGAGAGGGACCTTTAGGGTCTGGGCATCCAGCCGCCCCAGCAGCCAGGCGCCAGCCCCTCCCCCAGAACGCAGAAACCGCCCGAGCCTCGAGAAAGGCCGAGCGGTGAAACTTGGAGGGAATGACGGGAATCGAACCCGCGTCTTCAGCTTGGAAGGCTGAGGTATTAGCCACTATACGACATTCCCACCGTCCTACATCCTGCGATGTTTGACGTGCGGACTACTTTAGCGCACCGCGGCCGAGAATAGGAAACTGGGGCCACTAATCGGCGCCCCGCGGCTGGCTTCGGTGCACCCAACTCCACAGATTAAGCGCGGATTTTGGCAGATCTGGCGGGGAACTAATTGCGAGGCGGTAGCGTTGTGTCGGTAAGTGCGAAATTTAGTCTTTAGAAATCGGAAGTGAGTTTAAGTGTCATTACTCCTCGTAATCATCGTCCTCGGCGGCGGCGCTGCATACTTGGCCTCCCGCGGCAATAAGAAGAAGCAGGCTGAGCTCGAAGCACAGAAGTTTGATGATGCTCTCGCCGATGCCCGCCGCTGGACCGAGCGCCTTGGCGGCCAGGTGATGCAGATTTCCGGAACCGACACTGCATCGATGCAGGCCATGGCCGACGCATCCGAGCGTTTTACCGCTGCGAACTCAGCAATTTCGCAAGCCACCACTGTTAAACAGGCAAACCTGGCCCGCGAGTCTGCGCTCGAGGGCATGCACTACGTCAACGCTGCACGCGAAATCATGGGCATGAACCCCGGCCCCGAGCTGCCGCCACTAGAGGGTCAGCGCCAGGCCGGTAAGGTCACCGAGCTCCGCACCGTTGAAGCAAATGGCGAGACCCTTACTGCCTCGCCTTATGCATCCAACGAGACTCCTAACTACTACCCAGGTGGCATGGTCGCGGGTCGCCCGGTTCCGGCCGGTTGGTACTCCCGCCCTTGGTGGGCCGATGCCCTTAGCACCGGTGTCTGGATGGTGGGTTACTCCATGATGTTCAACGCTATGTTCGCTGGAATGTCGGGCATCGGTTACTCCGCTGCTGCAGCTGAAAGCGGCGACTTCGGCGGGGACATGGGCGGCGACATGGGAGATGCCGGCGGCGACATGGGCGGCGACGGTGACGGCGGCGGACTCTTCGACGGCCTCTTCGGTGGCGACGATGGTGGCGACGGCGGCGGACTCTTCGACTTCGATTTCGACTTCTAGATGCCGCTTTAACGCCTTGTTACTGGATTCATGAGGAGCCTCTGACCACATGGTCAGGGGCTTTTCCCGTGGATAAACCGTGTTTATTCGGCGGTGTCTGCCAAGCCGTGGCAAATGCACGTAGTCTGGGCCGCATGACTGTACCAATGATTGAACTGCACGACGGCAAGAAGATCCCGCAGCTGGGCTACGGCGTATTCAAAGTCGACCCAGACAAGACCGAGGATCTCGTCGCTGAGGCACTGCGCGTGGGCTACCGCCACATCGACACCGCTGCCGTCTACGGCAACGAGGAAGGCGTAGGCCGCGCAATCGCCAACTCCGGCATCCCGCGCGAGGAGCTTTTCATCACCACCAAGTTGTGGAATGACAGCCAGACCAATGCCGCGGCTGCACTCAACGAGTCTTTGAAGAAGCTAGGCCTCGACTACGTGGACCTCTACCTCATCCACTGGCCATGCCCGGAAGACGGCAACTACGTCGAAGCATGGAAGCAGATGATTGAGCTGCAGAAGGCCGGCAAGGCCAAGTCCATTGGTGTCTCCAACTTCGAGCTGGAGCACCTCGAGCAGCTAGAAACCCACACCTCCGTCACCCCTGTGGTAAACCAAGTAGAATTGCACCCTTACCTGCAGCGTTGGCGCGAGCTGGACGCCTTCCGCGCCCACGGCGTAAAGATCGAGGCTTGGGGCCCATTGGGCCAGGGCCAGACGGACCTCTTCGAGGTCGACGCAGTTACCGAGCCTGCTGAGAAATACGGCGTCTCCCCTGCCCAGGTCATCATCCGTTGGCACCTGCAAAACGGCGTCATTGTGTTCCCCAAGTCCGCCAACCCGGAGCGCATTGCGCAGAACTTCGATGTATTCGGCTTCGAACTGAGCGAGGACGAGATGGCGGCAATCACCGACCTCGACTTGGGCGAGGAAGGCCGCGGCGGTCCGCACCCGAACGAGTTCCACGTCAAGTAGGACGTGCTAAACGCAAAAGCGTTCCCCAACCACAATGGTTTAGGGAACGCTTTTCTCTTAAGTGCGGCGAAGTTAAAGGGCTCTTAAACCTCCGGAATCTCCGGTGGAATCTCAGTGCGCTCGTACTCTGCAAGGATATCGATGCGGCGCTGGTGGCGCTCAGCAGCGGACCACTCTTGGTCAAGGAAGGCGTCGACAATAGCGAGCGCCTCTTCCTCAGAGTGCATACGGCCGCCAATGCCGATGAGCTGTGCATTGTTGTGCTCGCGAGCCAGGCGGGCGGTCTCTGGGGACCACGCCAAAGCGCAACGAGCGCCCTTTACCTTGTTCGCTGCAATCTGCTCACCGTTGCCAGAGCCACCAAGGACAATGCCGAGGGAGCCTGGGTCGTTGACAGTACGCAGTGCTGCCTCGATGCAAAATGCTGGGTAGTCATCCTCAGCGTCATAAACGTGTGCGCCACAATCGATAACGTCGTGGCCCTGCTTCTTCAGGTGTTCGGCGATGACATTCTTCGTCTCGAAACCTGCATGGTCTGCTCCTAGATAAACGCGCATGCCCCAGATACTACAGTCTCGCGAGCAACCCTGTTGCTATGATCGACGTTCTAGCAATAATCAACCCCCCGTTAAGAGATGCCTCCGGGGATACCTCAGATGAAAGGTGGCAGCGCCCCCATGAATGAACGCTTCGCCACCCAACTAGTAATTAGCATCTTCATCGCCAGCGTGTTCTTGCTAGCGATTTTTCCGATCATTCTTCCGCCCTTCGTGGGGCCGTTCGTGGGCACTATGCTGATTACCCTCACCCACATCGTGCTCGGAGCGTTCTACTGCTTCCCCGCGCACCGTGACCTCCGGGTGGGAATTACCGCACTGATTGGCGCGGCGTCGTGGGCTACCTGGGCGCACTCAGCGTGGGAGGAATACTCCGCGCAGATGACGCTGCCCATCATCAACATCGCAGGCATGGTGGCGCCCATAGCCACGTTGCTGGTGCTGTTGTTCCTCTCCATCACGTATCTGCACCTCAACGAGCCTTCCCGCACCGGCAAGCGTTACTTCGTCATCGGCTTGGCCTTTACCGTCTTGGTCTTGGTCGAGGTCCTGTGGACCTTCTTGTTCCAGGAGCGCCTCGATTCGCTCAACGTCTCGCCGGAGACTGCGCGCGCTGCCATGATCGTCGTCTCACGCATCGCCCCCTTTGTCATGGCCGCTCTGGCACTGGTCACGGGAATGAGCACAGACAGCACGAAGCCCCGGAACCTCATGGTGGGTGCCGGGGGCTTTGCCCTGCTGAGCTTTTTCATCCCATTCGTCACGGTCTTCTCAGCAGTGTTGTCCTTCACTGCGTGGGCCAGCCTCAAGCCGGCCCAAGAGTCCAAGGCCAGGAATTAATCTTCAATAACCTGCGGGGACTCGGTGCGGGTGCGCTTAATCTGCAAAGTTGCAGTGAACTGGAATCGTTGGAACCGACGATCTGGATCGTCGTAGCGTGTGAGGTTGTTGTCCACGCTCGCCCAGGTGACCTGACTGGTACGGAACCGCTGCCAGGCTTCCCAAGCATCATCGGCTAGCTTTTCCGCTTCGATCTCGTTAGGCGCCCAGCACTCCACGAGGAAACGAGGAGCCTTCGTAGACCAGGTGTCGCCACCGCCTCCGATGCGGGAGACGATGACGAAACGTTCTGGTTCGGGGTCAGGCATGCGCGTTGATACACGCACACCCAGTGCCTCGCGGAGGAGCTTGACTGCGACTGCTTGCGTTGAAATGCCCATTAGCCAAGCACCCTCACCAGAACATTTTCTCGTGCTTCGCGACGCTTAGCAGACCACGTGTCGGCGTAAACGATGCCACGGAAACGAGACTTGCCTTGCTGAGTCGACAAGACAAACCCGTCACCAGCAGCGCCGGCGAGGGCATCGCCGTGCTGCACTACAAGTTGTTTAGCGACGCTGCCGCGAAGAAGTTCCGTTAACCCTGCTTTATTGGGTTGGTATTTCGTCACGGCTGCACCACCTCACATGAGCCCACCCACCGGGGCCGTAAGCGGCTTTCACCTTCGTCTGTTGCGCGTCTGCGAAGCAGATTAGGCTTCCACCGTCGAACGACAGTGACGAGGTGTTGACCTTGTCGATGTCGCCGTTGGGCCGCTCGACGAGCAGCCAGCTATTCGATTCCTGCAAGATTCACCACCTCCAATCCTGGAGCCCAACCAAACGGATTATGCTCATAGTTCTCCGGCTCGCCAACAACCTCGAGGAGGTCACGGCGGCCATCAAGGCGTACCGCATCACCGACTGTGAATGCACCAACTGGCGCGTACATCTCGACAATGACGGTGCGCCGGTCATGGCCAGCGAGCTTCGGCTCATCCGTAGTGGGCATCGCCCAACCCGCTATCTTGACAGGCTCTTCAACTTCCACGTCAGTAACAATGTCGTTGCCGAGCTCATCAACGGTGGACTGCCGTTCACGGCGGATACGGACTGCGGTAAAGCGCAGCTTTATGTCCATCACAGCCAACTCACCGCCTCAACGGTCCGCATGCCACGCGTCTGCCCCAACTCATCCGCCAGCGCTTTATCAAGCATCTGACGCTCCGCCTTCGTGAGGTAGAGGTTGCCTTCGCTGTTGCGGTAGGACGCAGACTGGGAGAACGCGCCCGCTGATTGTGACATCGAGTCAACATTCTCCGTGCCCTCAGCGAGCAAGGCCCGCTTTGCCATCGCACAAACAATAAGACGAAGCACGCCCTGGAGCTTCTCAGACGGTGGGTCGGGAATGTCGAAAGTGGCATCAAGCCAAATGGACGCGTCTTCGAGTACGGCGTTCGCCTGGTCCCCCTCCGGAGCAAGCGACCACCGCGCCCGCAGGCCTTCACTCGTTGCGAACGCCACCATGACTACTTCGCCAGGCCAGTGATGAGGACTGCAGACAGCGGGTCAGTTACACCAAAGGCGAGGGTTGCCCAGGTGTAGAACTCCGTGACCTGGCGAGCCTTGATGTACTCACTGTCGGTCGAGATCGGATCCTCGACGCCCATGACGCCAATGGTGCCACGCTCAAGCAGGAGGCCTTCACCTGCAGACAGAGCCTTGGAGCCGGTCTCAACGAGCGTCACGCCGAGAGTGCCGAGGATGTCCTGCCAGTTGTTGATGCCGAGGATGGTCTTGAGGTTCTTCGCATCGCTACGGCCGAGAACGAGAGTGTCTGGGGAATAACCCAACTCTGTCTCCTCAATCTTGAGCTTCGCAGACAAAATGTCATCGATGAGCTTGCCCTCACCAGACAATGCAGTCTTAGCAGAAGCCTGTACCTTACCAGCAGCAGCCCAGCCATCAGACTCGAGCTTGAGCGCACCCTCCATGTTTTCGAGCGTGTTCTTGATGACCTCGAAACCGCGGTTATCCACATCCTTGACCATGGTGTTAGCGATGCGACGGGCGCCGCGCTGCAGCAGAGTTGGGTCGTTGCGATTCTCAGCTTCACGAGTCAGCTCGTACTTACCACCAGTCTTGACAACGGGGTCGACCATCGGCTTGCCGTTGCCGGTGCCGATGACCGGGAACTCAGCGCCCGGCGCGATAACACCCGGCGTCTGATTAGCAAGTGCCGCGTTCGCCTCGAGGCGGTCATACATGATGGCGTCGCCGGTTGCGGCGACACTGGTGAAGAGCTGGCTCGCGACCAGGTTAGCCTGGACGAGGTCAGCAACATAGTTGGACAGTCGGGTTGGCTCCTGCACGAACATGCTCGTGGTGATGGTGCCATCCTGGTTAACGCTGGACGGGGCCAGCGGGAAAGTGAAATCAGCCATTTCTTAAATCCCCCTTCTTTCTTTACTTAAGCGCCACGGTGACAACGTTGCCAACCGCAGCAGAAACAGCAATACCAGCGACCGCAGCCGAATCAGCAGCCTTAACCGCAGCACCATTGGCGCCGACAGCGACAGGGTCGCCAGCAGCGATCGAACCGGTAGCAGCAACATCGACAATGTGGCCTGCACGGTAAACCATGACGTGGTGATCCTTAGCGGTATCCTGCGCTGGTACGCCGAATGCGACAGCACCAGCGGTACCGGGCTTCACGACCGGATTACGGCCGTCAATACCGGCTGCAATCTGGACAAAAGTTCCGGCCTTGATATCCGCCTGCGCCTTAACAGTCGGATTCTGGGCCGGAGTGTAGTGAATAGTGGTAGTTGCCACTTTTTCTCCTTACTTAGTTTGCGAACGGGCCATTGACCGGCCAGCTCGACGGATAGGAATAATCCGGGGTGCCAGGCTTGTCCGAAGCCCCCGGCTTAAGGTCCTCCACGGGATAATCAGACGGCGGAGCTGTACGCTTTGCCGCCTGCGCTTGAAGCTCCCCAAGACGCTGTGCGTTCGCGTCGAACTTCTCCGGGTCATCGCCAAGCAGATCGGCGTTGTCTTCGGAGATTCCGTACTTTGCAAGAGCCTGAGTACGTGCAAGCTGCACCTGGTACTGCTTGGCATTAGCACGTGCAGCCTCCAGGGCTTCCTGTGCACGCTGCAGTTCAGTCTTCTCTGCATCTTGAATCTCGCGGTACTTCTCAGCATCGGCTCGGAATTCATTTCGCTCGGTACGGAACTTCGCGTTTTCCTTACGGAGTTTCTCAAGCTCACGCTGGTACGACTCGGCGGTGCGTTCCTGCGAAGGATTGGCCTCTGCCTCCTGGGCGTTAGGCTGTTCTGCCACCTCCGTGGCGGTGGCCTCGGTGGTGGCGGTTGTTTCTTCTACCATTGTTAACCTCCTGGGTTAATTTTTGGGCATAAAAAATCCCCCGCCACCAACCAGTGGTGTGGGGTTGTAGCATGGCGGGGACTCGCACCCCGCAAGCGTGGCTACTTCATGCTCTTATTCAACCTGAGCTTCTTCGATGATGGTATCCGAGTCCTTAGCGAACCTCGTCACTCGAACGGGAATCCTAGACACCAAGAAATCAAACAGCCGCTTTTGCAGACCAACGTCATCAAACTCATAGACATCTAGCCAGGATTCAATCTCATCCACATCGATCTTCAAATCACTCGACAACGTGACATAGCCACCCGCGGATGTCCAGAAACGGTATATTCCAGGTTCTTCGGCGTCCTCCCAAAAACTCGCTATGCCGGGAAATCCCTGGACAATGTCAACTAATTCTTCAGTTCCGGCATCTGTCGTAATCTCCCAACTCTCAGCCACGACTCCTCCTCTCAAAAACTCCAGCACGTGAAATGATTGTCACCGTTCGGATGTCTGTATACCGTCTCATTGCTTCTTCAACCTGCCGGAGTGCTTCCTCCATTGGCAGCTCAGACCGGTGCAGGTCAACAACAAGTTCCTTGGACTGATTTCGACCCTTTCTAAGCAGTTGAACAACAGTCCCTTTACTGTTGCCTTCCGGTGCTTTAACCTCCGTAGGCACTCCATCAACCAGAATATCAGGAGTACGCACCTTCTCTTCAGTTGAAACCGGTAACACTTCGACAACGTGCCCTCGACGGACAAGCCTCTCGAATGTCACTCGCTCATGAGACTTCGGCCTTAAACCATTCAGAACCAGCCTTCCAGCACCATCCAGTACACCCTGGACTCCTCCCGGTGTCTCCGCAATCTTCTGGTTGAACCGCGCCAGCGTTGCCGCTGACCCGTCCCCCTTGTCAGATTCCATCCACGCTGCTTCCAGCTTCCGGTACTGCTCCTCGCCCTCCCACGAGTAGCCCTTGAATACGAGCACACCCTGACAGTCGCAGTGGTCGTGGTATTTCCTTCCGTCGCGGCGGCGCGTGACGGTGTCCTCGGAGTAAACGGGCCCGCGAGAGGCAAGCATCGCACAAAACGAGCAGTTCTCCGAGCCAGAAAGAACACGCGCATAGCCCATCTTCACAGGCTTCTTCGACCGTGAGTCCCGAGCCTTGCCAACCATCGCCGTATTAGAAACAGCCTTACGCGCCCCAGACCGGACATGCCGACCTACACGAGCACCAAGACGCTTCGTAACCTCATCAACAACTACCGGATCAAACGCATCAGCATTACGAATCAACACCTTGCGACGCACCGACTTCTGGGTCTCCTCATCCAGGAACTCCACTTGGACAAAAGCACGACTCTTCGGCATCAACCCAACGGCATCAGACAACGCAGTGTAGAGCGCGTTGACGTCGTAGGAATCCAGCTTGGCTGGACTCACCTCGACCCCGTGAGCTGCGGCTGCCTTACCCATTTCGATGACTTGCTGCCGATACATTTTGCGACGATAACGAGACACGTCGGGAAATAAATCCTCAGCCATGTGAGATACAGCTTGCACCGATTGAGGAACACCATTCTTGGCAAGATACTCGCCAATCAGCTCCTCAACACCAGCATCAATCTTCCTAGCTAGACGATTGAGGTCGTCGACGCTCACGGACTCACCTCGTCATCGTCGTTAAAGATGCCGTCCACTGCTGGTTGGGATCTACGCGCTTGCTGAGCTCGCTGTACGCGCTCCTTTGTCCACCCCGGAATATCAGCCCACAATTCCTCCGCTGGAATGCCCAACATCGTCGTGAGCTTCCCGAGCCCATCCACGGTCTGAGCGAACGACCTAGACGAGGTTTCCTCCCACGTGACCTCAGACTCAAAGTCAGACGCACCAACCTCATCGCCAGCGGCATGCGAACACAATCGCAACAACTGCTCATGCGACTCACCAAACGACGTTTGAATCTCCGCCGCCTGCCTGTCTTTCGACGTCTCCAACGCCGCAAGCCCATCAGCACTGATATTACTAATCGCGTTCGCACCTAAAGACTGCGCAGGAACCTGCGCCAACGCAGCGAAATCACGCACCGACGCCTGCCGCGACTCAATAGAACGCGACAAGTCAGTCTCTTCGTACTGAAGTGCCCCAGGTTTTGTTCCGTTTGAGTAGATGGGAAAATTTGGAACATGCCAAAGAAGTTTGATCAGGAGGCGAAGGACCGAGTCGTCCGCTTGGTGGAAGACTGCATCCTGGCGGAGAATATTTCGACGCAGGAAGCATGCAAGATCGTGGCACCAAAGCTGGGCGTCTCGTGGCACACAGCGAGGCAATGGACGCAGGCCGCTCGACGCGAGGGACGTGTTGTGGAATCAATGCCCGAGGACCTTGCTGCAGAAAACGCACGGTTACGTCGAGAAAATCACCAGCTGCGCGACACCAACGAGTTGTTGAAAGCCGCTTCGGCTTTTTCGCATCCGAACTCGACTGAGAAACGTTAAGAAATGATCCGGTTCATTGATGAGTACCGGAATCGTTTCTGCGTCGAGTTCATCTGCCAGACGTTAAACACGCATCGCGAAGGCGGTTTTCTTAGCTCGCGTGGGTACCGCCAATCCAAGGCCCGGGGCTTAAGCGCCCGCGCTCTTCGCGACGCTGCCCTTGTAGAG